CCCTGTACCATTGCGTACCCTAGGAGAATAAAGTCATTAGACCCCTCGCTCTCGAAGCGAATACGCACTGAACGACCATGACCACGTACTTTAAGTCTAGTTACGATCATTTCTTCAGGGTAGTTGAAAATGCTTGGGTCCTGTGAGTCTACCACAACTGGATACTTAAGTCTATATGCCTGTTGTGGTTCGTTAAAGGTTTCCTTGAAGTCCCATGCAGTTGACACAAGAAGAGATGATGGCCTAACAACTTCGTACTCGCCATTGGTGTACTCGAAACCCTCTTCTGTCAAACGAGAGTAGACAGTGAGGAATGGTGCATTCTTCTTTAGGGTCAGGTCACCAATGAAATCGTAACCAGTCTCAGCAAAGGACGTGTAACTAGCATTACCCCAGTCAGTAAAGCCTGTAGAGGTAAATGTAGCCATCGTCAGTTGTTTTGTGTCACGGCTTCTTACAAGAAGAATAATAGCACTGTCGCCGCTGTTAAACGGATGCTGTCTCGTAACGACTACGTTAGAGGAGTTAGACACAACATTGTCACCGTTAGAGGTAATAACATTGATAACGAGATCAGACGCACCATAGCCTGAATAGAACACGGCCCCAACTACGTGGGCTTTGACAGACGATTCTGTGTTATCATCAGAGATCCTCCAAGGGAAGAAAGCCTGGAGTGGTACATCAAGTATGAGTGCGTTGTTAAGTTTATTGTTTGTTGGTTCGTTATCATCAGGGTAGAACCAGTAGACTCTTTTACTGATGTTGTCGTATACTGCAGTTACATTGTCTTTGGAGTTAGCAGGGATGTCATCCCAGTAAGACTGAATGGTAGGAATAGAAAGGTTCTGTTCAGAAGCAGTACCACTAACCTGATCGAAGTTCAGAGTATGGATACCGAAACGAGACCACCAGAGTGGAATACCTTCTGCAGCCACAAAGCTTGTTGAGGTAGTAATACCTACGTTTGACACACGGTTGATGGAGTAAGCAGAAGCCTTAAAGATACCGTCAACACCAGAGATAGACCAAACACCGTTCTCAGCAAAGATGTACAGAGACGTTCTAAACGCATAGAGACGTTTGATACCGACACAGTCAGGGATTTTGATCTCACCACCGTCAGTATCCAAAAGGTCACTGAGGTACTCTGCAGTAGGGTCGTTGACTTGGTGACAGACACCAAAGTCAGAAACGTTCTCAATAAGGCGACTGAAAAGAATTGTACCTGAGTTCTTCTCACTGTCTAGGCCAGCATAGAATACTCGACCAGAGAAAGCCTCTGCACACTTGAAGCGAGATGTCTCAATCTCAGTAGTAATACCTGAGCGAACCTTTGCAAAGAAGTTAAGGATGTTGTGGCCGTTGGCAGTAAGCGAAGAGCCAGCAAAGATCTTATCCCACTCAGCGGAATCATAGTTACCATCAGCATCCTTACCAGCATACCAAGGCATAGTAAGTGGTTTACCATCATAGGCAGGAGCATTGGTTGCGCCCCACCCAGAGTTCTCTGCGTCATACAGACGATTAACCTCAGTAGAGGACCCAGCTTCGTAGTAGGTACTTGTGTCACCCTGCCACTCGAAGTCCCTAACATTGTGGGTAATGTTGCCTGTGGTAATGGTGTTCGTTGACGAAGAGTACTTGACGTAGAAGGAGTTAATACCACCACTGGATACTACAAGATAACCCTTAAGTGAGGTAAAGCTGCAGTGGTAGTAAGCAGCACCAAGACCGTAACCAGACGAGAAGCTGTTAAGGTCTACTGTGAAGGGTGCTTGGTCACCAGAGTAAGGGGGAGCACCCTTGTTGTAGAAGTAAAGAGTACCACCAATCTGTACTACAAGAAACTCTTTGTTAGCTACACCACCAGCATTAACCCAATCACCACTCGTTACAATGTCTTCGTCATTGACAACAGGACCAGCAACAGCACTGTCTTCAATAGCTACACCAAGGCGTCTACGACGAGAACCATCTTTACGAAGGTCACAGTTAAGTTCGTCTACCGAAGCACCCTCAGGAAAAGAAAGTTCACCAGCCTCAGTAATAAGACCCTTGATAAAGTTATTGACTATCTTCTGGTTTGCTCTTTGCGCCATCTTCTTCTTTCCGCTCCCTACGTCTTTCTTTGAAATACTCTCGGCGCACCGAGTTAGATTCTGTGATGGAGTTCAGGTACTTTTGCAAACACGTAAGAGCTAACTTAGATGACGTAAAGCGACCCTGTAGGTCCTCTGGCATTTTACCTGTGTCAACTTTTATGACCCAGAAGCCAAGGTACCTAGAGATTGTGTAGGTTGTTTTAACCTTCGGGCTGGTGACAACAATTCTGTCGTCAGTAGTCTTAACGTCCATAGTTATTTCTGATGTTGCTTTTGCGTGTCTTGTACATGTCGTTCTGTACAGCGGACTTCAGCCTACGAGCAGACTGTTCAATCTTAGGGTCACTACCAGCCTTGAATAAAGAGAAGCAAGCTGACTTAGCTTCAGCAAGAAGATAGGGGAGAAGAACGTTGTCTAGGTCAGGTTCAAATGTGTCAGAGATGACAAAGGTGGGGTATCTCGTACCAAAAGCTTTCGTCTTGTTCTCAGCAAGGATAGGCTCAATGGAAACATCGTATGCATCCATAATAATATGTTCATCGTCAAATGACGTATAGTATGTTGGCATACGGTCGTTGTTTACAGAAACAGTTGTACCATCAACGTCTGTGATGGCGGTACCGTCCTTGGGCATACGTGCCAAGAATTGCTCTGGCTCAATCCACTTAACCTCTCTGTAGTCAGCACCACCAGTTCTTGACACATTGTAGAACAGTTGTTCGATGTCTTTTACATCGGTAGGGTACTTAAAGTAGGTCGGCCTAGCAAGCTGAGACAGTGACGTGATCGTGAATGCAGCCTTAAGCTCTGGGATATTTTTGCTAGTGACGATGTTAAAGTAAGTGTCCTGTACAACCGAAGCTACCTGTTGGGCTTCTGTGGTGTCAGAGATGCTGTTAACATCCTCTGAGTCCATGTCAGACAGGATTGACTGAACGATATCTAGGAGTGTGGTTCTCATAGCTCAGGAAGTCCTACAATTGTGAGGTAACCAGAAGCATAGTCAATCGTGCAAATGTCGTCAGCACTAGACTTGATTTCAATGTAGTCATTGGTGCTGAGAACAGTATAACCTGTTACCGTAATGGAACCCCAGGTTGCAGGAGAGATTGTGCGGATAGTCTTACCACCAAGAGCAACACCATTCTTGTAAACGGTCCAAGTAACTGCACGGTCCTGTGACGTAGAGTTACGGGTTGATAGTGTAAGAGAGATTTGAGAACTTACGTCTTGGCTACCAGTATAGACAATACGAGCGTTGGGTGAAGAAACAGGAGTAAAGCCTTCGTTGTACTCAACGCTAAACGTAGGGTCTAAGGGGGTGTCTGTGGTAGTGCAAGCATGTTGATAGGGGGTTGCTGAATTAAATGGAATATATGCAGCAACGACTTGGTGGTGTGTCTTCCACGAACCAGAACCAGTACCGTCAGAAAAATAAACAGAACCCATAGGAGCAGAAGCAACACCCTTGGGTTCGTGCAGGTATGGGTCAGTGATGTTACTGTGATTGATATCAACCATGATGGTTATTAACTCCTATGGTGTATATACCTAACGGTCAAACCGTAGATTTATTATACAGTTGTTTTCTTAACTGTCAACAGAAAAGTTGGTAGGCACCCAACTTAATGAATGCCTACCATTGTGACGATTAGATCGTCGGTTCTGTGAGAACGGTGACGAGGTTCTCAGGACGGTACAGCTTAACACCATAACGAGCCGTGGTGACGAACTCGGTGCGCTGGTAGTCCTTGTTGAACTCCATGTCAACGGTCGGCATCTGACGCCATGCACCAACAAACGGAAGCACACCCTGATCAGCCGAGAAGAACAGGTTAGCTTTTGCGTTGGTAGCGGTGGTGCTGCCGATGGTTTCCGAAGCAATATCAGCCAGGTAGTTCGAGGTGTAAACGTCGAAGCCATAGATGTTTGCAACGAAGGACATGCCAGTAGCAATACCAGAGTTTACGATACCTTCCCAACGGGGGTTGTTCGAAACCGAGGTGATCTGCGACAGGGTGTTCAGTTCAAATTCAACCGAAGGATCAACAATGGCAACGAGGTTACGCTGGGGAACCTTGGCAGTCTTCAGCGAGTGAAGAGCCTTAGCGAAGTCAGCAACACCGATAGCATTCGATGCACCCGAACCGATCATACGGTGAGCAGCACCGTTGATTGCGTTGGCGTTACCAGCGGTCTGACCCGACTGGAGACCCATGATGTCCGACTCAAGGCGCTCCATGAGAGCACGTTCCTGAAGCGGTACGAACTGCGACAGAACTTGGTTGGAGTAGTACAGATCCTGTTCAGCCTTACGGGTCAGGTAGTTGCCCGACTGGATGTACTCGGTGATCTGGAAGGTGAACTCCGAAGCGTCCAGAGCGTCATAGGTAACGGCGCTGTCTTCGGTGTAGTCGTTCAGGGTTGCGTCACCAATCGACGGGATTTTGAAGGTGTCACCGTCAGGGAACTGGTCAAGCCAGTTAACGTACTTCATACCCTGAAGTTCGTCACGAAGGATTTCTTTGAGTTCAGCGGACCAAACGTTAGTGCGCTCAAGCAACGAGAGCGAAGCGGAAGTATTACCAGCCATTTTGATTTTCTCCTAGATTAGCTGTTGTAGAACTTAGTACCAAGTCGTGCAGCATCTGTCATCATTTGCTGTTGGAACTTGGGAGAGAAGTAAAGCGAACGGTTTTCTCGACGCACCTTCTGGTAGTAGTTGAAGTCACGTTCAGAGGAGCCGCTCATGTTAGCGCCCTCCGTCCGAACCGACCCGTTGACAATGGGATTTACTTGACGGGGTTTCTCACCGATAAGCGTAAAGAATGCGTTAGGTGACTCTTCGGCAATTGCCTTAAGACGTTCCATCGACATCCCTAGACCCTTGGCCTTTTCAGCTACGATAGCCGCAGCATCAGTGCCGTATGCCTTAGTCAGTTCTTCGTCAACAATAGCGAGGTTGTTTTTCAACACCGCTTCTTGTTCTCTTTTAGAGAGCGTTTGCTCAACAAGGCTTTTCAAATCATCTTCACTAATCTTAGGAGTGGTGTTCTCTTGATTTGTGCTACCGTTATCTCTGGCCGACTGAGAGTTCCCTGCGGTAAGTTCAGGTGCCTTACCCTCAGCTTGCGACATTACCTTTGACATATACTCTTTCTTATCTAGCTCCTCACGCATTTGCGCCAGTTGCTCTTCGAGAGTTTTAATATAACCGTCAGCCTCTAGCTTTCCTTTTGCCAGTACTTCAGGGTTACGCCAATTGTCGCCTTTAGCCTGCACAAGCTTATCTAGAAAAGACTCTTGGGTTTGGGCCTGATCTTTAGCTTGTTCTGCCTGATCAGACTGGTTGGTTTCAGTCTTGTCAGTGAATACCATAAGGTTATTCCTTATCTAAGTTGATGAGTTCAAGCACCGTGGTGAGTGCTCTGTTAAAACCAATTCTGTCAGCCTGCTTATACGCCCACGATGGGCTGTCATAGTCTGCTGACAAAACTGTATCTTTGAGCATTGGCTCAAGGATTTCTTTAAGTCTGTCAAGCGTCTCTCTCTGTGATAAGATGGACTGCTTGACAGCTTCTTTTTCTTCTTTGGTCTTACACTTTGAAAACCAACTAGCCTTCATTACAGACCCTTCTCAGCCATGATTTGCTGTTGCTCTTGGAACTGAACCTGGGCCTCGGTAGCAACCTTCTGAGTATCCATCTGTTCAATGACACCAATGTTCTCAGCAAACAGCTTAGGCTCACCTAGCTCTTCCGTAAGGATACGAGCAAACTCTTTACCAGATAGGTGGACACCAACAGTTGGGTCAGCCATCTTGATCTGGTAGAGTTGTGTAATCTGTTGGATACGACGAGCACGTTCAGCAAAGTGACGAGCACCCATTGGGATAATCTTACCGTTGGCCTTGATGTCTTCTTTCGTAATCTCTTCGAAGAAAGGAAGACCCGTGTCTGCGTTGACAACACGAATAACGTCAGAGTAGTTCATGTTACGACGAGCAGCCTCAAGCATAGCATTAAGGATAGGCTCAAGGAATACTCTTTCGAAGTGACCAGTCTTATGCTGGAAGATACGACCAGCAGAGTTCATCAGTGACTGTACTTCAAAGGCTGTCTTTTCACCAGCACTACGAATACCCATGGCCTCACGAGGAGCACCAGCGAGCATCTCCATCTTTGCTTCAAGTTCTCTGATCTGGAAGTCAGCGTTAAGAGCAGTAGCATCAGGAGCAAGATAGCCTACGTCACCCTCTTCACCCAAGTAAATTCGCTGGGCAGGGGCAAAGTCAAAGTCCTCAACCTCACCCCTGATCTTGATCATGGGATATGCGATCTGGTCGAATACATCAGCACGAAGGTTTTCAAGGTGATCAATGCGGTACTGCATACCTACAAGGTTATCCAGTGGACCCATTGCATACAGGTTGTCAGGACGCTCACGCCACCCAGCATGGAAGATAGGAGCCGTACCAAGCCAGCTCGGATTCTGTTCATTGAAGATGACGTAGGAACGGTCTACAACAGTAATGACACGGTTATTAAAAAACTCACCACTTTCACCATCATAGATGTCTCCGTAGAAGGTAAGGACCTCTACGTAGTTTGACTCGTAGTAGTCAGAGATAGAGCTAAAACCGTCAGCAACAAAACCATCCGACTTGTATGAATCAGCCCCAACCTCAGCAACAGTACTGCGGTTAGACATCATACGATCAAACACATCAAGGTAGTAGGCGTTGTTTACAGTAGCGTCGATCTTACGCTTAAGCTCACCGAGTGACAGAAGGCTACGAATAATCTTTGGGGTTGACGCAAAGTCAGACGCAGTTGGGTTGAATACGATGTCGTATGGAGAAATACGCACAAGCTTAGGGCCAACGTAGTTAACGATACGCTCACCATTGGGCATATCAGTGTACTCATTTACCCAGTCAACAGTAGCAAAGCAGTTACCGTATTGAATGTAGTCATTGAGAATGTTGTTAACAGTAGTCTCGAAATTCGAGAGCCTGATCTTATTCTCCATGTAGGCTTGAATAACATTACGCTTACGATTAATGTTCGAGTCCTTGTCATAGGCTTCGAACTTAAACCACTTCTGTTGCGGGAACATAGTGGCTACGTAGTTTGCGTGAAGGTTGTCAGCGATCTGAGTAAGCTTAGGAGTAGTAGTAGAGTTTGTCCACGGAAGAGACTTATTAGAAGTCGTCTTTGTGTCTGTGGCGTAAATATAGTTACGAAGCTCTTTCCACTCTTCGACTTTACTAGAACGAAGGTTACTCCACTTAGACCAACGATTAGAAATCTCTACAGCAAGGCTGTGAGGATTCAAGACTACTTCTAGATCAATTGTAGTGCCAGCCATTAGAAGCTAACCCCTCCGAACCTTGAATTGAAATTAACAACGTTACCAGTCTGCTTACGGATGATACGACTAGGTTTAACTGCCATGTCTACAACCGAAGCAAAGGCGTCGATAACGTCATCGTGAGGTGGGTTTCTCATAGAAAGTTCTTCTTCAAGAATCTGGATATTACCACCACGATAATGCCAGATACCCATATTGTCATAACGAGGCTCAAGAGTTGCAGAGATACGCTCCTGCTTGTTACCTTGTGTCTTGTTAGGTCTGTACTCTTCAATGCTGAGAGCAAGGCCGTGTTGCTTTACAAGTTCCTTGAGCTGCTTAACGATTGCTACCTGGGCTACCGTTGTTTCTGCTCTAAGCTTACGGAACGACCACTTCGTAGCTAAGTGTAGGATGTGCTCAAAGTAATCAGAGATACGGTCGGTTTTAAAACGATCAATGTCTAGAACATATATACTGTTGTCAGCGTCAATACCAACCACCACAATAGCTGTATAGTCCGCTTTCTTAGATAGGCTAAAAGCAAAGTCAACTGCAGCAAATACGTTAAGTCTTTGATCTTTGAAGTGCCACTGTCCGTTGTCAACACGAAGAAACTTCCTATCGTAGTACTGAAACTTGTCACTACCAACTGGAACGTTGTCAGGGTCTGACGGATCGTTATAGTACTGGGCACGGAACTGTGACTTGTCCAAGTACTGACCACGCTTCTTGGCAAGTACCTTCATATCAAAACCAAACCACTTACCGTCCTTACGCTGAGTACGGGGCCAAAGCATGACACCAGTACCATCCCCTCGGTCCTCTACAGGACGCTCAAAGATTTCGTAGATATTCTCTTCACCAACCTTATTACCTTCTTCGTCGTACAAGTCCTCAGACATTTGAAGAAGATCGTTGTAAAGGTCGGCTGGGTGGTACCGGGTTCCTACAACCCACTCCTTTGCATCAGCACCTTCGATTGACGAAAGAAGTGAGTATTGTGATTTAACCTTGCTACGTCCCTCGCCAGAGTATGCGTTCTCATAAACAACTACGTCATCAAGAACAGCAATGTCACAGTGCATACCTGTGAGAGATGTAGTAAGACCACCTGTAAAGATTGATGGGTCTCGGACGTTCTCTTCTTTGCGCCTAGGGTGGTCTAGTGCAATCTCAGAGTTCGTCCACTTCGTTCTCTTACCCTCGTCTGGATTAACATGGTCAGGCCAGTAGCGGCGGTATGTGTCCGAAGTAAGGAGACCCTTAATAAAGCCTAGCTGCTTTTCTGCAAGGTTAGCAGTGGCAGAGATGTAAAGTATACGTAGTGTAGGGTCTTTAGTTAAGTACCAAGCAACACGATAAGCAATCAAACGAGACTTACCGTGGTCACGAGGATAAAGAAGAAGCTGGTGGCTCTTTGCTCCCTCTCTATCCCACCACTGACAAACATCTTCATGACACTGACCAAGAACCTGGTCTGGTGCGATAAGACGAATGAATGTGACTAGGTCACTCTCAGCCGCTTGTCTAATGTCATCAATGGTTACGGACATTCAAATCTCTTGTTGTGTGTTGCATTTTATCAACACATTTAAAGCTTGTCAATAGTAAAATTAGTGTATTGACATCTTTTGTCTACACGATGTGCACTAACCATACAAGCAGACCGATAGTTAGTTCTTCCTTGTAGATCTTTGTGATCATTCCTTATGCCTATTCCACAGTACTGTCAAAAGACCAAGAACAAGACTATTAAATATAAACCAAATGTAGTTGCTTAGGTCTCTGCCCCACACATCACCGAGAAGAAATGCGGTAGTCCAACCAGACTGTGCTATCAGGTATGTAGCAGTAAGTGCTAGTCCAACGATAGGCAGAAGTTCTCTACACTTAACAACCCAGTTAGAGTACATAACAAGAACAACGATTGCCCAAATAAAAGTTAGTGTGTCAATGTAAACTGACATGTCGGCTCCTTTGCTGTAGTACCTTGTATTTCCATGTATACATTCGCTGAAACACCAAACAATATTACTCCAGCAATAAGGTAACCTACGTTATTCTTGATACGTTTAAGGCTCATTGTCCTAAGCCCCCTCGCACAACCCATGCTACTACAGCAGAGATGAAACCACCAACAACAAACAAGACACTTCTGTCTAGCAGTTGCTGTCGTTTCTCTTCATTCTTTGCCATAATCTCTACGGTTTGATTGAGGAGGGCTATAGTAGTGTTTAGTTTGTTGATGCTAGCTTCTAGGTCATCATGAGAAGCTTCGAGCCTCTCTACCCTCCTCTCTAGGTCGTCACTCATTTCGGGTAGTTCCTGTGAGATAGTTGAAAATGTGGTCCGTCCTTGAAGGACTTCCAATCTCCACCCCACTCAATGTCAACGCCAAACTCTTTAGCTGCTTGTTTCATTGCGTCTGCAATAGGGTAGTATTGATCCCAGTCTTCGATGTTAGGGATACCATCTTCGTCTACGTCACCATTAAAAGGGTATGGGAGTAGATCAACAGCATGTCCTGTTAGGTGGCGTGAGTTCATCGTAGTGGACTTACCCTTAGAGAACAGCTCTTTCTGACGAGTAATACTGCGAAGACCCTCCCCTACAGAGAAGTCCTGTGACGAGATAGTTATAGCTTTGGTTACAACTTTCACAAGGTCTGGGTGGACACCTTGAAGTTTTTTATTGGATCGTTCACCTAATACGTAGCCCATCGAAGTATCCTTAGTTACTGAGGCTTAGTGGGCCACGCCACGTTATGCGGGAAACCTTCTTGCTGGGGAACATCAAGAAGAGCCTGACGGTAGTCCGCCCAAGCCTGTTGTTGCTCTGCGGTTAGTGCTGCCCAGCGAAGCGCATTACCAGCGAGACCGTCAACATGCAGAGCCAGCTTGTTGTTGCGTCTAGCCCTCTCTATTTCTGCAAGGCGCTCGTCAGGGAAAACCCACGCAGAACCATTCCAGTATTGTCCTTTTAGACCACCTTCATCCCTGAACTCTTGGCCCTCTGGGAGAACTGGAAGGTTATCTGGGTCAACTACGATAATGTTTAGAGTTGTCTGGGTTGCTGTATCAATTATGAACTTCTTCATAGGATTGTCCTCTTTGAATACACTACCACGATGCCGTTAGCACCGTCCCCTGCATCGCCAGCATCGCCGTCATTTGAGCCGCCGCCGCCGCCCGGAAAGCGCCCATTACCTGCTACTGCGCCGTTTTGTGCTGCAGCTCCACCGTTACCACCCCACATGGAAAAACCACCACCACCAAGAGAACTACCGCCTGCTCCTCCACCATAGATGGTTGGGGAAATACCGCTACCAGCATTACTATTAGCGTCTGCTTTCCCATAGAAAGCGTTGTATCCTAGAGAGCCAAATTCAATAGTAGTGTTAGCTGAAGTCACTGTGTCGTATACGGTTATAAACTGTGCCCCAGTAGCAGCATCGTT